ATGCGCGGCAGAGACCCGGCCGTATCGCCCGAGGTGGAGGTGACCAAAATGCCCGCAGGCAGACCCACAGTTTACAACAAAGATATTCTCAAAACGGCGCGAGGATACCTCACGTCGTTCAAAGACATGGGAGACCCAGTCCCCACTATCGCAGGCCTCGCTTGCGTCATAAATGTCACACGAGAGACATGCTACGACTGGGCAAGAGACCCAAATAAGGCAGAATTTTCTGACATCTTAAAAGAATTGGCCCAACGCCAAGAGCGCGAACTGGTCGCTCACGGCCTCGTCGGCAACTTCAATGCGCCCATCACAAAGATGATGCTGACCAAGCACGGCTACTCTGACGCGACCAAGCAAGAGATCTCCGGGCCAGACGGCGGAGCCATCGCCATCACATCGCTCGACCTCAAGAACCTCACCGATGCCGAGCTTGAAAGCATGAACCGGCTGATGTCGAAAGCCCAAGGCCAAGCCCAAGAGCAATGACCGCGCAGCTCAGCCCTCAAGTCATGATGGACATGATCCATCGTGAAAAGGAGCGCAGAGCCGCGTCAGCCTCGCTCTATGAGTTCGTGCGCCAAGCTTGGCATGTGGTCGAGCCCGGCGTGCCCTTCATCCCCTCGTGGCACATCCGCGAGATCTGCGAGCATCTCGAAGCCGTCAGCTCAGGCGAGATCCACCGCCTGCTGATCAACATCCCGCCTCGTCATTCCAAAAGCACCATCGTCAGCGTCATGTGGCCGATGTGGGAGTGGCTCACCGACCCGGCGCAGAAGTTCCTCGCCGCGTCCTACTCGGGCAACCTCTCCATCCGCGACAACCTCAAGGCTCGCCGCCTCATCCAGTCGCCGTGGTATCAGGAACGCTGGGGCCACATGTTCAAGCTGGCGGGCGACCAGAACGCCAAGCAGCGGTTCGAGAACGACAAGACAGGCTATCGCCTCGCCACCTCGGTCGGCGGCACGGCAACGGGTGAGGGCGGCTCTCGGCTGATCCTTGACGACCCGCATGGCGCGCAGGACGCCCAGTCCGAGGCCATGCGAGAGTCAGCCCTCGAATGGTTCGATCAGGTCTGGTCAACCCGACTGAACAACCCGAAGACCGACGCCATGGTCACCGTCATGCAGCGCCTGCATGAGAAGGACATCTCTGGCCACATCCTCGAAGACATCGGCGGCTGGGAGCACATCTGCATCCCGGCCGAGTGGGACGGCAAGCGCAGGCAGACCAGCCTCGGCCCCTACGACCCGCGCAAGAAGATCGGCGAGCTGATCTGCCCTGACCGCTTCGGCGAGAAGGAGATCACCGCCCTCAAGCAGCTCCTCGGCGAGTACGGCACGGCAGGCCAGCTGCAGCAAGATCCGAGCCCGGCTGGCGGCGGCATCCTCAAGACCGATTACTTCCAGATTTGGCCCGCCGACAAAGCGTTGCCACAATTCGAATATATCCTGCAGTCCTACGACTGCGCCTTCACCGAGAAGACGACCGGCGACCCCACGGCCTGCACCGTCTGGGCGATCTTCACGCACAACAACGAGCGCAATGCCATGCTCATCGATGCGTGGGATGAGCATCTGTCCTACCCTGACCTGCGCAGCCGGGCGATCAAGGAGTGGAGCACAGAGTACGGCGGCACATCGGTGAAGGACGGCATACGCCGATCCCGCCGACCGGATCGCATCCTCGTCGAAGCCAAGGCCAGCGGGCAGTCCCTGCTGCAAGATTTGCGCCTAGCGAAAGTGCCTGCCGTCGGGTATAATCCGGGCATGGCGGACAAGGTCAGCCGCGCGCATCAAGCCGCGCCGACCTTGGAGCTGGGGTTGTTGTGGGTGCCGGAAAGCGGGAAGAACCGTGGGCACGCTGTGAGTTGGGCGCAGCCCTTCATGAAGCAGCTCAGCAAGTTCCCGGTGGCCGACCATGACGACTACGTTGACACGTTCACTCAGGCGATCTTGTTCCTGAAGAACGACGGATTTTTTGATTTGCCGCAGGCCCGAGATCGCGACGAGCCGAAGCCATACAGGAAAGAGAAGGGGAACCCGTATGCCGCCTAAAGAAAAGCCCGTATGGAGCAAGAAGCGTCCCAAGGCTCTCGGCAAGAGCGAGCCCCTCTCCGACGCCAAGAAGGCCTCGGCCAAGCGCATGGCTGAATCGGCTGGCCGCCCCTATCCCAACTTGGTCGACAACATGCGAGCCGCGAGGAAGAAATGATCGACAAAGACAGCCTCCCGCTCGACAAGCCACGCCGCACGCCGAGCCACCCGACCAAGTCGCATGTGGTCAAGACCCGCGTCGACGGCAGCGAGAAGATCATCCGCTTCGGCGAGCAGGGTGCCAGCACGGCAGGCAAGCCCAAGGAGGGTGAGTCTGAGGCCATGAAGCAGAAGCGCGCATCCTTCAAGGCCCGCCATGCCAAGAACATCGCCAAGGGCAAGTCGAGCCCGGCATACTGGGCCAACAAGACAAAGTGGAAGACAGGCGGCTCGGTTGAGCTTGAGGATCTGGACGAGAAGTACGAGGGCATCAAGAAGCCCGACTTCAAGATGCTCGAATCGTTTAGGGACTTGATCCGTACTTTGCAGGAACGCGCTGCAGACAGCGGCACCCAAGAGTTCGACCCGGTGCGGGCTCTGGGTCGCAGTGGTGCGGCCGGTAGCTTGGAGGATCTTTACGAGGCGTACTCGGACAAGCCAGCCTCGCATGCGTCGAGGGTCGAGGCTGGAGCCAAGGATCCCAAGCGCACCGAGACGGCCAAGATGGTGTTCGACTCGTTCAAGAATGCCGGGTTCTCCGACGCGCAGGCCAAAGCTCTGACGGCCGAGATCAACCGCGAGGGCAGCTTCAACCCGGCGTATCTGTACGGCTCGCACACCGACGCCGCCAACCGCGCCACCAATGTCGGCATGCTGAGCTGGCAGGGCGACCGGGCCAACCGCCTGATGTCGTTCATGGCTGACCGTGGGCTGATTGATCCGGCTGGCCGCATTGCGCCCGGTCAAGACGCCCTGAACGCGCAGGCAGAGTATCTGCGCTGGGAGATGGAGAACGACCCCAGCTACGCCGCCACCCGCGAGACGTTCCTCGCCAACCCTGATATCGATCAGGAAACCGCGCATAACATCTTGGGCAAGAACTTCATCCGCTGGCGGATTGACGACCCCAAGTACCGTGGCAGCGGCTTCGACCGGATCTACGAGGGCTATGACCTGCTCAACATGGCGCAAGGGTTCGCCGAGGGTGGGCTTGCCGAGCTTGACCACAAGTACAAGCGTGGCGGCAAGAAGAAGGACGACGACGAGTTGGAGCGTGCCAAAATGGAACGCCAGCTCGCTGAGCAGATGCAGGGATTGTACGAAGAGGATTTGGCAGCGCGAGGCAACGTGCCGCGTGCTCGGTCTGAGCCGCAAGATCCGAGGCTGCTCAATGTCGGCGGCCTTGAAGAGCGGCTTGCCTTGCTGAACCAGACCCTCAACCCAGTCGAGGCTATCGGTGGGGCCATGCGCGCTGGCCGCGAAATGATGGACACCGAGGCGGGCGGCTATGATCGTCTGGCGGCCTTGGGCAATATGCTGTCCGGTGTCGCTGGCGTGGCTGGACCCATGGCCGTGGCCAAGCGTGTGGGCGCGCCTGCAGCCAGCGCTGTGATGGAGGGTCTGCTTGGTGGCTCGCCTACCAGCGAGGCTCTGGCCGACATGGGGCGGAAGTATGCGGTAGATGAGAGCGGGGCTTTGCCGGGCATGGGGCGAGGGCGTGCTCCGCTTGATGTATCACGACGTGACGCATCAAACATTTTCGGCGAAGGCTCTGAGCGGGTTAGATACACGGACCCCCAAAACGGCGGCACCATCGAAGTTGTCGTGCGTCCTGACGGAAGCGCGTCGGTTCTTGAGTTGGAGGTGCCTGAAGCATATCGCGGCCAAGGCATAGGCCAGACGCTGCAAGATCGCGTGATGCAGGACTTCCCGATGATGGGCGGCCAAGTATCATCCAAAGCGGCAGCAACGACGGCGTATCGCCTCGGGCGCAGGCCACCGGGCAAGCCAGACGCGACCCTTGAAGAAGTGTTCGCAGACATTGATGAAATGTCATCTGTCAACATGGTCTCGCCTGCCATGCAGCAGCGGATCGCGCCGCGCGCCATCCCTTCTTCAGCAGAACGCTTCGGCGAGAATTGGGATGATGTCTACCACTGGTCGAGATCCCCGGAAGGTTTCTCTGAGTTTGACCCGAACAAGTCCACCTCGGCCATGAGCCAGCTCGGCCCGCATGTCGGCACGCAGGGCGCGGCAGAGGCTCGTTACATGGGCTTTGCCAAGCCTGAGGGCACGCCTCCGGCCATGGGCTTCACCATGCCGATGAAGGCTGACTTAGGTAAGCCGTTCCTGAACCCAGCGACAGGCAAGCCGTGGACTGAAATGGACTTGGAGATGTTCATCTCTGCCGTCTCCGACGTGAACAACATTGACCGCAAGCTTGTTGCGCCGTTCATGCGTGAGCGTTTGGCCA